AGCGCGAGAGGCCCGACTGCACGTCATGACCCGTTGGGTGCAAGTCCTGGGACCGACTACGGATCAGAAGGTTGGGGGTTCGAATCCCTTCGGGCGCACAGCAGAAGCCCCGGAACCGCAACGGTTCCGGGGCTTCGTTGTTTCCAGACTCGGTTGTGCTGTAGCAATCTCTGCAGCATTCCGGTCCCGCGAGGGTGGTCTGCGCTACCGTCTGGGCATGTTCAGCGACTGGGACAGCATGGACTTCCTCGGGTGGGGGCTCGTCGTCCTGCTCGTGCTCCTCGTGGCCGCGCTCGTGACGTACCTCGTGCGGTCCTGGGGCACGGCGGGGCGTCGTCGTGCAGCGGAGCGTGCGGAGCTCGAGGACCTACGCCGCCGCGTCGGCCGGGACGACTCGTGACGCCGGCCGAGCTCGCGCGCGAGCTCCGCGTCACGGCGAAGCGCGTGCGCTCCATCCTCCGCGCGGAATACGGCACCCTGCCAGCCGCGGAGTCACGCTGGCACCTCACCGATGCGCAGGTCGCGCACGTGCGCGCCGTCGTGGCCCGTGGGTGAGACGACGACACCCGCTGAGCTCGCGCTCGAGCTCGGCGTGACCGCCTCCGCCGTCCGGCAGTGGCTGCGCGACGAAGTCGACCGCGGCGGCGAGACCGGTCTCTGGCTGCTCGACGACGACCTCGCCGCCCGGGTCCGCGCGCGCTTCACCGCGACGGCCACGGCGCGCGCCGCGCGCCCGACCACGTGCGCCGTCGAGGGGTGCGACCGGCCGCTCAAGGGCCGGGGGCTGTGCGTCATGCACTACAACCGGTGGGACCGGCACGGGTCGACCGAGCGCCGCGACGGCGCGGACCACCAGCGCGCGAAGACGCACTGCCCGAACGGGCACGAGTACACGCCGGACAACACGATCGTGTTCCCCTCGGACGGGCGGCGACGGTGCCGTACGTGCAGGCGCGAGGGGCGTCGCGCGTCCTGACGATTCGAACAAGTGTTCGAGCGCGGCGTACCCTCGTGCCGTGGGTGAGCAAGACGACGGACGGCGGCTGATCCGTCGCAAGCGCGACGACCGGCCCGGGATCGCCGCGTCCGCCCCTCGCCCGGACCAGCTCGAGGACCGGCCGTGGTCCGAGCGACGCCCGCTGAACTACGACGACCCTCCACGCTCGCCCGTGAAGCCGTCGGGCGACCTGCCCGTGATCGTCCGCCTGCTCTGGGAGACGCACGAGGAGCTCCTGCCGGCCCGCGCGATCCGGTGGACCGACACCCACGCCATGGTCGTCATCAAGGCGCTCACGCCGCCGTACAACCAGCACGAGCTCATCGTCTGGCTCCGCGTCGAGGACGTGTTCCGCACGATCCCGCGACGGCCGCGCCCCGTGTCGTGAGACGACGAAGCGCCCCCGCTCCTCCCACGAGGAGGAGCGGGGGCGCTTCGTCGTGCGAGACGGGTCAGGCGGGAGAGAGCGGGTCACGTCCCTCGATGCGGCGCAGGTCGTTCACCATGGCGCGCTCGTCGGAGGTCAGCGACGTGATGTCGTGCACGCCGTCGTCGTCCGGCTCGACGACCTTTGGTGTCGAGGACAGGCCGAGGTTGCGCAGCCAGGCGTCGACGGCGGGGATCGCCATGATGCGGGCCAGGGCTGCGGAGACGGCGGCGAGGACCGCGCCCGCGGCGACCACCCACGCGAGCCACGCCTCGGGCAGGTAGCCGCCGAGCTCGTCGTGCAGGATCGCCGCGACGAGCGGGGCGACGACCCCGAGCACGAGCACGACGGAGACGATGGTCTGGGCCGCGGTGCGCCAGGACGCACGGGCCGGGTGGGCCTGCTGGGTGGACGTGGCGGTCACGAGGTGGCTCCGATCAGGTGGGCGAGCACCCGCAGGGGCTCGAGGACGAACACGTGGACAGCGGCGAGCGCGAGCGCGACGCCGAGGGTGAGGGCCGCGGCCGCGACGGCGGCGGCCGCGGCGGCGCGCCGCGCGAGGCGTGCGGCGCGCCTGCGGGTGCGCGAGCTCACGCGCGGTAGTGGCGGCGCAGCGCGGCGTTCGTGGCGCCGCCGGCGGCGCCGTCGTCGCGGATGCCGAGGTAGCGCTGGACCTGGGCGACGGCGTCGCGGGTCGCGGGCCCGAAGTTCCGGTCGAGCTTGATCCCGAGCAGGTTCTGCAGGAGCTCGACCTGCGGGCCGTTGTCGCCGTAGGCGAGCGACCCGGACCGGTCCGAGACCAGGGCGCGCAGCCACGTCTTGGGCCCCACGACGCCGTCGGGCACCAGGCCCCAGCGCTTCTGCACGCGCCGCGTCGCGGCGTCCGTCCCCGGGCCGAAGTTCTCGTCGACGGCGACGTTCTCGCCCTGGGTACGCAGGATGCCCTGCCACAGCCCGACCCACCCGCCCTTGGAGCCCTTCTTGATCACGGGCGGCAGCGGCTTCGGCTTGCTCTTCGTGACCGCCGGTGGGGGCGTCGGCCCGGGCCGCGGGTTGTCGACGAGCTGCGCGTCGAGCGCCGCGGCGAACGCGGCGACAGCCGCGGGCGAGGCGTTGATCTCGAAGTGCATCTCGTCCTTGCGGCCCGCGTAGTCCCCGCCCCAGCGGATGACCGGGAAGTCCTCGAGGAGCTTGCGCAGCGCGGTCCTCTGGGCCGGGGTGAACGTGTTCACCCTGCCGAGCGGGTGACGGGTCGCGTTGAGGTCCTCCGCGGTGCCGGACGCGTGGTTCGACGCGTCGGTGCCGCCCACGATGGGCCGGTTCGCGTAGCCCCAGTCGTCGCGGCCGACGTCGATGTCCTCGACCTCGCGGTCGAAGCGCTCGTTGAACGCGGTGAACGTCTTCGCGACGTCGCCGGCGCGCACGCGGCCGATCACCCGGGGGATCGCGACGAGCCGGGCGTCGGTGCCCTTCGGGATGACGGGCCAGCCGTTCTGGGATGTCTTGCTCACGGGGTGCCTCCTCGGGGCATGACGAAGCCCCGGGCGCCATCGGGCGGCCGGGGCCAGGGTTCGAGTGGGTCAGGTGTCGGGGTTGAGGTGCGCGTCGAGCCGGCGCGCGAGCGCCGTGTGCTGCAGGCGCGCCTCGGAAGCGTTGCCGTCGACGACCTCGCGCAGATGTCCGAGGTCGTCGCGCGTCTGCCGGTGGTCGGCACGCAGACCGCCGATGTCGCGGCGCTGCTCGCGCTGCTCGTCCTTGACCTCGGAGACGGCGGTGAGGACCTCGGCGAACTTCTCGTCGAGGTCCTCGCGCAGGTTCGTGGTGTGGGTGTTCGCGGTCTGGTCGCGCGCCTCGCGTGCGTCGGCTGCGACGGCGCCGAGCTTCTTCTCCGCGGCGTCGAGCTTCCTGCGCACCGGGCGGTTGATGCGCGCCACGACGACGCCCGCAAGCGCCGCCGTGAGGGGCGGGATCACGATGGCGAGGAGCCAGACGTAGGCGGGCGTCCCGGCGGGTGGTGGGGTCATGCGGTCGTCCACCACTGGATGCCGTCGAGGCTGACCCACGTGATCGAGCGCGAGCCAGACCACATGGGGCGGATCGTGCCGTCGGTGCGGATCTCGACGCGCACGGTCGACTCGGGGGTGTCGGCCGTCGTCGCGCACGCGACCTCGACGTAGGCCGGCGGGACGTAGGGGGCCGGCAGAGTCGCGAGCACGGCGCCGTTCGCGATCGTGCCCGTCGTGATCCGGATCCCGCCGGCGCACCGCGTGAACCCGTCGTCGAATCGCTTGACCCGCGGACTCACGCCGAAGGAGTTCGCGGCCATGTTCGTGCCGAACGCCGTGATCGGGGTCCAGGGCTCGAGCAGCGCGGACCCGGTCGTGATCGCGCGCCACGCGCCGGCGACGGCGAGCCAGAGCTGGAGGTTCGTGCCGGTCCCGGTGACGCACATCTGCCCGTCGACCGGGGACGGGAACGCGGCATCGCGGGCAGCGGTCCCGGAGAATCGCGGGACGGCGCGCCCGATCGCGGCGTACCAGACCAGAGACAGGTCGTTCGGGACGGCGGGCGGGTCGTCGAACGTCGGTAGCTGGATGCCCTGGACGGTGTCGGGTGTGGGCATTGGTCAGACCTCCACGTGCGGGTCGGGGTAGTCCGCCGCGACCGCGACGACCGTGGTCGGGGTGACGACGAGAGACTGGATGGCGGCAGGGTCGAACCCGAGCGCCCGGATCGCGGCGTCGGGCGACCGGTCCGGGGCGGGCTCGATGAGGAGCAGGTCGGGCGGGATCTCGGACACAGGCGGGGTCCCTTCTATGCAGGCGGGATGTGGACGATCGCGAGGTCGGGCTGGCGCGAGTCCGCGTTGAACGCGTCCGCAGGAGCGTCGGACCAGATCGCGACGCCGGTGATCGCGCCGGACAGCCAGGCCGTGACGAGCGCGGATGGGAGCAGGAGCCTCGTGGTCTCGCCCATCGCGACGGGCGGGTACCGGTAGGGGCCCATCGGGAACGACGGGGCCGCGGCCGGCGGTGGGGAGCCGGGCGTGTACGCGTGCCCGTACACGACGGGCGAGACGAGCGGCGGCTCGGGCGCGCCCGTGCCGGCGCGGCGCCACAGCAGGGACACGCCGGTGATCGTCGAGCCGGACGGCACCAGGGACGCGAGCGGCCCGTAGTAGCCGACCGTGGCACGGTCCACCATCTGCTGCGCGACGACCTCGCCGACGGCGCCGATCGGCAGGATCTGCCGGCCCTGCGCCCAGCCCATGAGCGGGCCCGCGTTGTCGTACCGCGACCACGCGCCCGTCCCGTAGTTCACGGGCCGGTCCAGGAACCAGCCCGACGACGACCGGACCCGCAGCTCGACGTCCTCCACCGCGGCCCCGGCCGGCGGCGCCTCGCACACCACGACCCACGACGACGACGTCGGCATGACGAGCACCTGGTCCCCGACGGTGGGCGTGTACCCGGGGTTGAGGCGCATGTCGGGGATCGGAGGCCCGTCACCGAGCGCGACCGTGACCGACCCGACCCCGACCTCGCGCACGACCCCGATCCGGGACACGGGCGCCGCGCCGTCCCCGACGGTGCGCTGGGTGGCGCGCGCGAGCTCGAGCGTCGCCCGGGTCGGGTCCGTCACGCCGCCACCTCCCCGAGGTTCCTGGTCGACGCGCCGAAGCGTCCGCCCGCGACGAGCGGGATCGTGAGCTCGTCGACGATGTGCCGCGAGATCGACGTCACCGGGGACGTGTGGTCGGTGACGACGTCGACGACGTCCCCACCCTCGAGCGGGAACAGCGGCACGGACGTGAGGTCGAGCGAGGTGCCGACGCCGGTGAGTTGGGCGACGTCGGCGATCGCGACCCGCTCGCACTGCACCCGCGACGTCAGCGACGGGACCGCGCGGAAGTGAGCCTTCTTGCCCCACCCGCCGGAGTCGGGGTCGCCGTACCGCGTCAGGGACCCGGTGCGGTCGTCGACCGCGACGCCCTGCACGGGGGCGTCCGCGCCGTCCGGGGTGTCTCCGGTGACGACGGCCGCGTTGTAGACGGGGTCGCGCGACGTCGTGCCCGTCGCGTCGAGCAGGATCCCGCCCGGCCCGGCCTGGAACCGGAACACCGGGGCCGAGTTCAGGGTCGGGGCGTCGGCGATCACGAAGCGGCCCGTGGGGTCGGCGTAGACGACGCAGCCGATGGACTCGGCGAGGGCCTGTACGCCGTCGGCCCACCGGTCCCGGTCGACGACCGTCGCCGGGACGCGCCGGTCAGCGGTGGTGAGGATCGCGACGTCCGCGCCCGGCAGGGACTCCAGGATCAGGTCACGGATGATCGCGACCGCGGACGGGCCGCGCAGCATCCGCGGCGAGTGGAACCGGTCGTCCACCACCCACGACTCACGCGACACGCCCGAGACCTGGGCGCCGGTGCGGCTCAGCAGGGACCCGGCGACGTCGTCGATGCGGAACACCCCGAGCGGGACCCACTCCGTCCTGCCGCCGGAGTAGACCAGGCCGGAACGGAGCGTGATCTCCTGCCCATCCGTACCCAGCGGCTCCGCGCCGGTCCGCGTCGCTGGGTAGGCCGGCTCGTCACGGAAGAGGTCGCCGGGCAGGCGCGGGGCGATCACCAGGTCGCACGTGCGGCGCACGATCGAGCGCGACCGCACCGTCACCTGCCCGCCCGTCACCGGCAGCGAGCGGCCCCCGTACAAGGGCTGCCCGCCGCGGGCGACGGTGGCGCGGGTGATGACCTGGTGCGGGCGCGTGACCGCGTCCAGGTAGGCGTCGGACACCACCCACACGTCAGGTCCCCTCTCCCGCGAGCACGTCGAAGTACGTCGCGTTCCCCGCGAGGAGATCGGCGTAGGTCGCGTAGGTCTGCCGCACCGTCTCGTAGGTCGTCCCGGTGAAGCCCTGCCCCTCACCCGCCGGCGCGCTGGTCGCGGTGAGCTGGAGCATGAACACGCGCCGCCCGTACTGGTCGACCCGCACCTGGGCCGGGTTGGACCGGCCCACGCCCTCGACGAAGTAGTACCCGGGCGGCATGAGCGGCTCGGCCGGGTCGCCCGTCTGGATCAGCAGCACCCGCTCGGCCCGCAGCAGCGCCGTCAGGCGCGCCACCTCGCCCTCGTCCCGCGGCAGCAGCGTCACCGACAGGGCATCCGTGTCCGTGCCGGACCACTGCGGGACCGACCCGCCACCCGGCACCTGGTACACCCCGCCCTGCGTCGGCGACGCGACGTCCCCGACCTGCGCGAGCGGCACCTGCACCGTGAGCTGCGGGCGCCCCGGCGCCTTGAGCCACAGGCCCCACGCGGCGCCGGACGTGTCGACCGTGACCAACGACGTGCCCACGACCCCGCCGTAGTCGTCCAGACCCGTCACCGTGTACGTGCACGACGTGTCCATCGGCGCGGCATCGTCGTGCCCCAGGAACCAGCCGCCTGCCGCGGGCGCGTTGTTCGCCGTGCGGACCGGCTCCGTGGGCACCCCAGGCGAGGACCGCTCGATCAGTACCCGCGACACCGGACCCGCGATGAGCTCCTCCACCGAGGACGACGCGTTCGGCGCCCCCGTCCAGTACCGGATGATCGACCCCGAGGACGGCGTGTCGCCATCGAAGTACGGCTGCGCGAGCAGGACGAGCACCGCGGCTTGGGTTGTCGCCTGTGCGTCGATGGCCGCCGAGCACAGCCACACGTCGCCGTCAGCCTGACCGGAGGTGGCGTTCTGCTGCCCGATGTACGGGATCATGAACGCGGCACCGGCGGGAACGACGTCGGCGATCGACACCTCCTGCGCGACGCCCGCGGCGGTCGTGTAGAGGGACGGGCTGCTCGTCGTGATGAAAGTGCCGGCAGCGTCGTAGAACTGCATGAACGCGCGGAACGGGATCGCGCGCGAGGTCTCCACGACCGCCTTGTACCCCGCCCACATGCCCGGGATCACCGGAGTCCCGGCAGTCGCGGCCACAGGAGAGACGCGGAAGTACAGCGACGTGACGCCGGCAGCGTTCGTCAGGGTGATCCGGCGCGCCGTCGTCACCCCAGGCACGACGCTCTGCGCCCACCCTGTGATGTGGTCTGCGGTGTAGTTCGCCCCGCTCGTGCCGCCGCCCTGCGACCAAGACGAGCCCGAGGCGACGGCGCGCGGGTTGAGGAAGCGGTTCGTGCGCAGCACGCCCGGCACCGGCCACATCCCACCGTCCACGACCAACCGCACCAGGTTCTGCCCCGCGTCGAACGACGCCTCAAGGATCCCGTCCGGGCTCGTCGCCATCACACACCCCCGTATCGCAGATCACGAACCGTCCGGGCCGCCGCCACCGCCACCCGCGCATCAGCACCCGCGAGCATCCCCGCCACGATCCGGTCCGCGAACCGCTCGAGCGCCGCCTCGGACACGCCGCCTGCGACCGACACGACCGGGGCCGGGACGTTCACGACCGGGGGAGGCGCGGACACCCACCCGCCGTTCGCGTACGCGGGCAGGACGTCGTTGTTGACCGCCTCGAGCAACGCGGCATGCTTCTGGGCCGACCGCGCGTTCACGACGTACTCGCCCGACGCGACGTGCGCGATCGTGTTGTCGATGTCGGACATGGCTCCCGGGATCCATCCGCCGCGCGCGCGTCGGATCTGATACGGCGACGAGGCCGGGTTGTACGACGGGTCCGCGTCGACGCGCGCCTGGATCGTGATCGTCTTGCTGCTCGCGACCGCGATGAACGTGTCGATCGCCGCACGCGCGTCCGCCGTGTTCACGTCGACGTCCGTGGTCGACGTCTTCGGGATCGACAGGATCGACCCGACCAGCAGGTCGACCTCGTCCTTGTTGTACCCGGCCGCGACCGCGGCATCTACGAGACGCTGCCGCCCCGTCTCGAGCACGGCGTTCGCCTGCTCCTGCGACCCGGTCTGCTCGAGCGTTGCGTCCCCGAGGGCCTTGAGGTCCTCGGTCGCGTCGATGAGGACGCGCTGGTTGTCCCGGCCGAGCTGGTTCGACTTGTCGAGCGTCGCGGTCCAGCCCTCGCCCGTGCCGGTCAGCCCCGCGAGCGCGTCCTCGAAGTCCAGGTCTGCCGTGATCGACTCCCGGGTGAGGTCGTTCTTCTCCCGGATCTTCTCGTTCATGTCCGCGAGCTCCTGCGCCGACCCGCGGTACGACTCGGCCATGAGGTTCTCGAGCTCGATCGCGTCCTCGGTCAGGCCCGACGCCTTCTCGAGCTCGTCACGGATCCGCTCGAGCTCGTTGCGCTTCTCCGCCTCCGTGACGACCTGCTCGCGCGAGACCGCGTCGTACCCGATGTTCGTGTCGCGCAGGGACGCGACGACGGCCTCCTGGTCGGCGATGCGCTGGTTCAGGTCCTCGAGCGCGACCTTCGCCATGTTCGTGTCGCCGGCCATGCCCTGGAACAGGGTGGCGTAGTCCGCGCCGGACGCCTCGGCGTAGCCCTTGATGACCTCGTAGTTGGTCTTGCTGGCGTCCTGCCAGAGCTCGAACCAGGACTTCACGTCCTTGATCTCGTTGCCGAAGTCCCGGAACTGCTCGCCCCAGTCGACCTCGGAGATCTCGCCGCCGGCGTCGCGGATCTCGTTCGCGAGATCGATCACCCGCTCCTTGAGCGCCGCGGCCTCCTCCGCGCCCTTCTGGAACAGCGCGACCGCGATACCGATCCCGGCAGCAGCGAGCGCGCCGCCGATGAGGCCGGCTGGGCCGAGATCAGCGACGACGCCGCCGAAGATGTCCTGGAAGATCTGGGGGATGTCCTCCGCGTCGCCGCGGAACGAGGAGATCGTCTCGGACAGGTTCGCCTTCGCCTCGTCCTTGAACGTCGAGATTGCCTCGGACGAGCGGCGCAGGGGCTCACGGATCGGTTCCGGGTCGACCTCGGGTGCGATCTTCGTCTCGTTGAGTCTGCGCAGCTCGTCGTATACCTTCGCGGCCTCGTCGAGTGCCTTGTCCGCGTCGAGGAGGATCTCCGGCTCGGTGCGCGTCCGGTTCACGTCGTCGAGCTCGTTCTGCAGCCGCTCGAGGTCGGCCATCGCGTCGACGGCGCGGACGATGATCTCCGGGTCGACGTCGGTTCGGTCGACGGACTGCAGCAGGTCCCGGACGTCCTCGAGCGCGATCGTGGCCGGTCGCGTGTCCGCGTCGACCTCAACCGTGGCCGGCGTGGACTCGAGGGACTTCTTCTTCGTCTCGACGGTCGTCGCGCCCTGTTCGAAGCTGGCGATGTTCGCGGTGAACAGGGTCTCGAGCTCAGCGACACGGACGGTCACGAGTCACCCCCACAGGTCGTGTGCGAGGCGGGACGGCTCGTCGAGCAGCCCCACGATGAGTTCCCGCACGCCCGGCCAGGGGCGGGCGAGGACGGCCGGGTCGTGCAGGTCGATGCCGTACGTGGACGCCATGTCGCGCTGCACGAGGTGCCACCGGGTCACGACGTCGAGCCAGGACCAGGTGCGCGCCGCCGGTTCGTCGTCCGTGGTCGGTGCTGCTGGTCTCAGGTCGGCGGGGACGCGGTAGTCCGGGTAGACGCCTTCCGCGTCCGGCTCCCCGATGCCGTACTGCGCCCACTCCTCGACCGTGACCGGGGCGCGGCGGGTGCTTTTGGGTCGGCGCCGTCCCACTCCCCGTCGTCGGCGGCCCACAGCGCCTGGGCGAGCCGGTCCGCCTTGTCCTTGCCCGACGTCCAGAAGTGCAGTCCGTAGAAGCCCATGCGCTTCACGACCTCGGCGGGCACGCCGTCGGCGACGAGCTGGTCGTACACGTCCTGCCCGAGGGTGACGACGGCGAGCGGGTCCGTGATCGCGTCGACGACGGTCTGCACGGACTCGGGCAGGTCGCGCCGCGCGAGCTGCGCGTCGGACGCGATCGAGAGGGCGAGGACCTGCCGTGCCCGGGACACGCTCGGCGGCTGCACCGTGTAGGTGCGGCCACCGAGCGTGAGGACCAGGTCCGGCACGACCCACGCCGAGAAGTCCGTCGTGGGTGCCACCGGTCAGACCCCGCGCGTGTACGTGTACGCGGCAGACGGGCCGACGGCGTTCGTGACGACGACCGGCACGTCACCCGCGGCGCCGACGGGCAGGATCGCGACGATCGTCGCGTCACCGAGGACCTCGAAATCGACGACCGCGGTGCCACCGACGGTGACCTCGGTCGCGCCGACGAACCCGACACCGGTGAGGGTGACGAGCTCGCCCTCACCGGCACCCGACGGGGTGACACCCTGGATGACCGGTGCAGACGCGTCCCACCCGGCGAACGGGTTCGCGATCTCCGTGTACGGGCCCTTCCCCGTGAGCGTGAAGTTCAGGGCCTCCACCGTGCCGTCGGGGCCGATGTTCGCGCGCGCCGGCGCGACCGTCGCCAGGCCCTGGCCGGCGTCGGACGGGTTCGGGGTGCCCACCTCGGGCTTGTGGTACCAACGGACCTCGATGACGGCGGCCTCGCCCTTCGCAGACGGCCGGGTGCGAGCGAGGAGCGCCTCCACCTCGGCGAGGTACAGGCCGGTCGCCAGGGACCGGTTGACCTGGATCTGGAACGCGAGCGTCCACGACCAGCCCGCGACGTCGCTGTTCTGCGCGCCGAAGTCGTCGTACGTCTGGGCGTTCTGGTTGTTCGGGGTCGGGGTGGGCTGGAAGTTGCTGATGCGGCGGCACGACTGCCACACCTTCGACGCGAGGGTGCCGAGGTTGACGTCGAGGCCGTACTCGTACGACTTGCCGAGCGTGGTGCCGGCGGGCAGTGCGGGAGGGGTGGGGCTCACGGTGATGCCTCCGTGTTGTCGAGGATGATCTGGTAGGAGTCCGCCCGCTCCTGGCGGGTGGTCTCGTCGGCGCCCAGGCGGGCCACCACGGCGCGTGTGACGAGCGCCAAGCCAGCGATTCGGGCCAGGCCATGGAGCGCGGTGAACGCTGAGCTGGCGAGGACGTCGGCGCCGTTGGGTGCACCCCGGGGGCCACGGAAACGCAGCTGGACACGGCGCGAGTGCACGCCGACAGGGTGCGGGTCGTCGGCGTAGTAGAGGGTGACGCCGACGGCCTGGTCGGGCTGGTCTCCGATCGGGCCGTAGAAGATCCCGACCTCACCGGTCGCGTAGGCGGGTCCGGCGGGTCGCCAGGACCAGCCGGTCCTCGCCGCGAGCTGCTCACAGATCGTCGTCACGAGCACGTCGTCATCCACGCGTCACCTCCTGCCGTTCGTGTCGGGCGCGGCTACGGTGTGCCCATGACCAGGAAGAGGACGCTGCTCGTCGTGTTCGCAGTACTTCTCGCCGGCGCCGGCTGCTCGTCGACAGACCATGAGCCGGAGCGTTCCCCGGCCGAGCAAGTCGAGTACGACTGCACCGCGGAGGCCCTGACGAAGTTCGGGTCGATCGCGAACGAGGACACCGACCGGATTGCCTACACCGAGTTCTACGACGAGTGCGTTCAGGACGGGCTCGCGGCGCTCGACGAGTCGTCGTGACACATCGTGCGGCGCGTTTCCGCAGGTGGTGACAGGTGACAGGTGAAGTGCAGCCGCTCGCCACACGCACACACGTACACACGCGCGTTGGGGAAGAACTCAGAAGTCCTGTCACACCTGTCACATGTGTCCTGACCAGCGCAAACACCGTGACGGGTCCGGAATGTCCCTGTCACCACGTGTCACGTGCCCAGGTGCCGGCGCAGTGCACCGGCCATGATCTGTTCGATCTCGCCGACGGACTCGAGCGCGGCGGACTCGAGGTACTTCGCCTGCCCGTCGTCGTGCCGCAGCGACAGGTCTTCGTGCTGACGCACCGCGTACGGCAGGTCCGACACGACCGCGGACTCGAGGTCGCCTTCGGTCGCTGGGACGACCGTGAGCGAGGACCGCAGGTCGCCGTACTCGAGCGGGGTGCGCGGCACCGCGACGGCGCGCACACGCTCCGCTGACAGGTTCAGGCCGTCGACGGCGGCCGCGCGCACCGCAGCGACGAGCGCGGCAGTGTCCATGCTCTCGGTCACGTGAGAGCCACCTCCACGCCCCGCAGGTCCGGGTCGTCGGCGTGGTGCACGCTCGTCGTGATCACCGTCCGCACCGAGCCGTCCGGGAGCGTCGCCTGCGAGCCCGGGGGAGCGACCGTGCCGGGGTCGGCGTACAGGGTCGCGGACGACACGACCTCGACGGCGTCCGGGCCGCGCACGAGCCGCGTGGACTCGTCGAGCAGGACCTGCACGGCGGCGGGCGGGCCGTAGATGTCGCCCATGCCGCCCGAGCCGAGCAGAGGCCGGATGGTGACGGTCTGGTCCTGCCAGTCGCCCCACGGGTCGGTGCTCATCCGATCACCAGCACGCCGTGCCACAGGTCCAGGTCGTCGAGGATCGCGAGCGCCTCGTCCGTGAGCTGGCCGGCGATGCGCGCGCGCTCGGCGGCGACGGCGTCTGCCCCGGCGTAGCTGATGGAGCGGGGCCCAAGCGTCTTGGACGCCACGACCCCCGACGACGACGTCGCGGACGCGGTGCTCGGGTCGACGATCCCGGCGGTGACCCAGGCGGACACCTGCGCGCACGTCGCGTCCCGGAACCCGGCGAGGACGTCGGGGCCGGTCGGCATGCCGGCGTCGTCCGTGTCGTACAGGGCGGTCTTCGTCGCGCCGCGCACCATCTGCGACGCGCGGACCAGGAGACGGTCCACGTTCGCCGGCATGGGGCTGACGTTCCAGGGGTCGGCGACAAGGTCGGCGGTGGTGGCGTAGACGAGCACGGGGGCACCTCCTGGTGGAGCGTGGTGGGTGCGCAGGAGCGCGTTCATGGCAGGGCCGGAAGTACCCGGCATGACGGCCCCGAACGGCCTTCACGGGACGTAGCACGGTGCTGGCCGTTCGCCGGGCCCGTGTTGACGCACCCACCACGGGTACGAGGGGGCGCGCGGGCAGGACGGGGTCGCGTCCCGCCCGCACGCCGGTCACTCGGTCGGGGCGCCGTCGACCTTCTGCTCGCCGTCGGCCGGTGCGAGCGCGGCGAGGATGTCGGCCTTGAGGGTCGCCCCGCCGAGGTCGACGTCGTGCGCCTTCGCGAAGGTGCGCAGCTGCGCGACCGTCCAGGCGTCGGTCGGGGCGCCGTCGGGCACGGGCACCGCGCCGTCGCCGTCCGCCTCGTCGCCGTCGGGCTGCTCAAGCGCGGCGGCCTCCTCGGCCGTGCGCTCGATCGTGTAGCCGCGACGCTCGTAGTACGCGAGCAGGCCCACGTCCTCCGTGTCCTGCATCTGCTCGCCCGTGGGGCTGGTGATCCGGGCCATGACGGCCCTCCTTCGTGTCGGTGAAGCGATAGGGAGCCGTCGGGCCGACCGTGGTGGCCGGCCCGACGGCGGAAGGTCACTGGACCTTGACGTTGCGCAGCACCGCGGCGCCGCGCGTCGACTTCAGGACGCCGGCCACCGGGCCGAGTTCCATTTCGCCCTTCTTCACCGCGCCCGGCGCCGTGTAGTCGGGGCGGAACGTCTGCACGAGCGGACCCGTCGCGCTCACCGCGTGGAACGCGTCGAGCCCGAACCGCACCGCGTACAGGTCCGTCAGACCGGTCGTCTCGACCGTGGCGACCGTGCGCGTCTCGATCGGGATGATCGGAGCCGAGCCGTCGGTGTCCATCCCGAGGTCCTGGATCACCGCGTTGCCGAAACGTTCGACCACGCGACCCAGCGCGTCCTCGGACCGGGTGTAGTACCCGGCGCGACGGGCCAGCGACCGGACGCGCGCGGCGCCCTTGTCGTTGGTCAGGATCGCGTCGGCCCCGGCCTCGACGAGGTGCACGAGCTCGTCGAGCAGGTCGAGGGCGTCGTTCGCCTTGCCCTGGTCGGAGCCGAGGGTGGGACCCGTCCAGTTGGAGACGGCGGTCGCCCCGATCTCGGTGGTCGATCCCGCGAGGGACTTGTCCAGGCCGTCGAACCCGTCCGCGTCCACCGCGACGTCACCGAGGATCAGCTCCTCCTGGAAGCGGGTGACGATCGACTTGTTCAGCTGCTCGAACTGGAACGACTCCTCGTTCGTCGCGGCCTGGCCGAGACGGGCGAGGGCGCGGTCGACGTTGAACGAACCACCGAGCGGCTTCAGGTCGACGGTCTTCCGCTCGCGCCGCGCCTCGCCCGGCGTGTACTCGCTGTTGAAGGCGCGGAAGTCGGCGGGCGCGGCGGAGACGAGGCGCGTGTACCCGTAGGTCAGCGTGGAGCCGCCGCCCGACGGGTTGACGCAGTCGTCGAACTGGATCTGGTCGAAGAGCCAGGACCGGCGGCGCAGGTCGTCGATGACGGCGAAGTCGACGTCGTCCTGCACGTTGACCTGGGCGTCGGCGAGAGTGATCGCCATGGTGTCCTCCTAGGACGTTGAGGGTTGGTCCCGCCGACGGTCGGGCGGGGTCAGCGCGACGCGCGCTCGAGCGCCTCGCGGATGCTGGTCGGGCGCGCCCCCTGCTCGCCGGTTCCTCCGGCGCCGGGGACGCTCGAGCGCACTGCCGACGGTCCGGCCTTGAGCTCGGGGTGCTCGTCGATGAACGTCTTCACGGCCGCGTTGACGGCATCCGTGCTGGCGAGGTCGACGCCCTTGAGGACGTCGGCGCCCTTGATGGCGAGCGCGGCTACGGAGTTGCCTCCGGCCGCGGTGATCGCTGCCGTGAGCGCGCCCTCGGACCGCAGGGTCGCGAGCTCGGCCTGTGCGGCGTCGCGCTCGGCCTGCAGCGTCTGCAGCGCCTGCTCTGCCTGCTGCCGGGCCTCCCGGTTCGTCTTGGCCTCGGTGCGCAGCTCGCTGACGTACTCGCGGGAGAACGTCTGTGCACTCTCCCCGGGCCGCGGGGCGGGCGGGGCGGGCTTCGGGGCCGGGGGCTGCTCGGCCGGCGCCGCAGGGACGGCGGGCGGCGTCTGGCCGCCATCACCACCGGCTCCGCCGTCGGCGGGCGCGCCCGGCGTGCCGGCGGCGCCCGCGTCGGCGCTCATGAAGCGCAGGCGCGTGAACCGCGAGTCGGTCAGGCCGGGCGTGGGCAGGATGGGCAGTCGGGCCCTCTGGCCCGACAGGTGTCGTGCGTTCATCGTGGTGTGCTCCTGGTGCTGGTTGGGATCTACCCGGGGTCCCGCCCATCGGGGCGGGGAGTCTTGTGGGTGGCCGCGTGTACGTTGCGGGCCAGGCCGGCGCGATGGGCGCGCGGCACGACGAAAGGTGGTCCACGATGGCGGACTTCGACAAGGTGACCGAAGGCCTGCTCGACGCGATCGACGATCTCGCCAAGAAGGCGACGGCGACTACCGGTCACTCGACTGCCGAGGCGTTCTCGGCAGCGGCGAAGAACCTCGCTGAGGCGCATGCCTGGCTAGTGGCGCCCGCCCAGGAGCACTGACCTACGCGACGTTGCCGAGGTTCGGCTGCTCACGCCGCCGCTGCCGGATCAGCCCGGTCTCGGTCACGTGGTCGCGGATCTTGGCTTGCAGGGCGCGGACCTTCCGGTTCGCGCCCTGCCGCGCGTCCGGGGGCGCCGCCGCGGCTTCGAGCTTCGCCTTGCGGACCTCGCGCTCGAGCTCACGCAGCCGGGCCCGGGCCGCCTCCGCCTCAGGGTCGTACGTCGTGACGTCCTCGACGACGGACAGGCCGGGCAGGTACGCGACCGTGGCGCAGCGGCAGTTCGGGTGACGCCACCCCGCGGCCTTCGCCTCGTCGAGCGTGCCGGCGACGTTCACCGTGACCGTGCCGCCGGTCACCGCCTGCACCTCGATGCGGCCTGTCGGGCCGTCGTCGGTGCGCAGGATCTTCCCGGCCCAGCGCGCGCACTTCTCGCATGCCCTGTTCCCGACGACGACCGACACGAGATCCACGCCGTTCTCGCGCATCGTCGCGACCTTCGCGTCGTCGTACGCGCGCCGCGTCGCGGACCGCGTCGCCATCTCGACATACGACGCGAGATTCCACCGGCGCCCTGCCGTGTCCGTGAAGCCGGTCACGCCTTGGCGGACGAGCATCGTCCACGCCTGCTGCTGCGCCGACGTCGTCGTGCCGCCGAGGCCGAGCACGACGTCCGTGGACGCCGTCGCGACCGCGCGCCGGTACACGTCGTCCGGGAACCGCAGCACCCGCGCCGTCACGTTCGCCATGGCCGACGACAGGTCCGCGCGGATCAGCGCCGCGGCCCGCGCGCCGGCCGCGCGCCGGTCCGTCGAGACGACGGCCGCGCCGGCACCGGGAGCGACCGCCGCGGCGGTCTCGGTGCCGGTCGTGCCGACGAGCGCCGTCAGCTCGGCCAGGGCCGCGTCAGCGCCCTCCCGGGCCGCGGTCGCGACGATCCGCTCGAGCACCTCGGGCGACGTCTGGCCCAGCCACCGCGCGACCCGCTCGGCCTCGGTGCGCAGCTCGCCGAGGCGCAGGGCCCGCGCGGGGCCGTCGCCGGCGTCGATGCCCGCGCGCGCCTGCGCGGCGAGGGCCGTCGTGAGCCGCCGCTCCGCGGACGCGAACAGCTCGACGAGGTCCGCGACGAGGCGGTCGAGGCCGTCGCGCGCGTCGGGCACCCAACGAGCCATGTCGGTCCGCCTCCTACGCCTGCTCGAGCGACGACGCGTCACTCTCCGGCAGCCGGAGCGACGTCGGTACCGCGCCCGTGAAGTCGACACCGGCCAGCCCGGTCCGGGCCGCCGCGTCGTCCGGCTGGACACCGGCCCGGATAAGCACGCCCATGGCATCGGCCTGCGCCTTCACCGCCGCGGGGTCGGGTGCCGCGCCGATCGTGAACGGGTCCGCGACAGCACCCTCGGCGAGGATCCGCGCCACCTCGACGTCGATCTCCTCGTCACCCCAGTCCGCGTTCACCATCTGCACCAGGGTGCGCGTCGACGCCGCCCCAGCCGCCTTCAGCAGCTGCGCCGTACGAGCACGGTCCTCCGCGGTCTCGTGAGCGCCGTCGGCGAACGTCACCGTCAACCCCTCCGCGCTCGCGCCCGAGCGAAACACCGCGGCGTCGACAGCGAGCAGCTTCCCGATGATCGTGCGCAACGCCGGCGTCCACACCCGGATGTTCCGCCCACGCGTCAGCGCGGTACGACCCTCCCGGGCGTCGACCTCCGTCGCCGTCATCGCGCCCTCACCGGGGCGCCCGAACGTCTGCGGGGAGTAGCCGGCCGCGCCGATGATCTGGTCCGTCCAGTGGTTCACCGTCGCCTCGTGCTCCGCGAACCGGATCGCAAACTGCGACTGCGTGATCGGGGCGTCGCCGTCCTCCTTCGCCGCCATCTTCAGCGGGGCGAACACGTCCCGGTCCAGGTCGAACGACGCCCCGCGACCGGGGCCCTGCCCGTCGAGCATGTACTGGGCGAGGAGGATGCGGGCCTTGCCGAGCCGGATGTCGCGCATCCAGGAGGAGTACGCCTCGTCGAGGTTGTCGAGGAACCCCTCGACGCCGTCGTAGTCGGACGCGCCCCACCCGTCGGCAGCGGCGATGTGCCGCCACGCCTTCGCGACACCGGACCCGCCGTTCGGGATGTACACGACGTCCAGGCCCGGGGTGATGCCGTCGACGACGTACCCCTGGTCGTTCACGGACCCGGCGAGCGGCGCCGTCTCGGGGCGGTCCTGCAGCGGGACGGGCCGTCCGAGGCGCTCGTTCGTCCCGAGGAACAACCCGTGCTGCACCAGGCCGAGCCCGGCCGGGTCGACCTCGTGGCGTTCGAGGTGCCGCCAGACCTGCTGCCCGTCGCGCGCGACGACGCGCCAGAACGTGACGGCGCGCAGCCGCCCGTACGACAGCTCGGGGACGGCACGGTCGGCGGGCTCGGCGACGAGGAACGCGGAGTCCGCGACCTCGCGGTCCCACGCCACCTTCAGGTACGTGCCGCCGAGCGCAGAGCACTGCTCCCCGGCGGCCGTGAGCGTGGAGTACGTGGACTCGGCGAGGAGCTCGTCGACGCGCTTCTGGGACGCGTCGTTCGTGACGGTGATGTCGAGCGGCTCGGAGAACAGCAGGTCCGCGGACGCGCGAGCGATGTCGGCCGCGAGCGGGACGTGCGTGTCGTCGCGGCGCTGCCCGACCATCTGCGCGGGCCGACCCCACCAGAAGCGGGCGAGGGCGCCGACGACGCCGCCGCGACGCTGGTTCGGGCGGTCGACCGGAGCGGGGGTCGCGGTGCCGCGGTACGCCCGCGTGAGCGCGTCCGGGCTGCCCGTCCACCACGCGTCCCACTCGACGAGCTTCGACCGGACGGGGGCGAGCTCTCGGGGCGGCCACGCGGTGTCGCGCTCGGGCAGCGGCATCAGGCAGCCTCCTCGTCGTTCGCGGCGCCGGGCGCCGAATCCATGGCGGGTGCCACCGGCACCCGGTCGATCCAGTCCATGCGGGTCGTGTACACCGCGTACCGCAGGGCGTCGGCCTCGTCGTCGTCCCGCTTCACAGGGGCCGTCTCACCGCGCGCCGTCGCCTTCTCGTCCCACACGTACCCGGGCAGCCGCTCCACCAGCCGCGTGCACGACGTGGAGACGACGAGCTTGTCGACGGCGAGCAGCGCGGCCACGGTGCGGATGCCGGGGAGCACGGCCTTGTGAGCCTTGCGCACCGACGTCCACCCGTCGTGCAGCAGCTGGTGCCCGAACGTCGCCGCGGCATGGTCGTACGCGATCCACTCAGGCTCACGCCACGCGTCGACCGGCCGCGACGCGAGCCAACGCCGCAGGTCCGTCGAGTGCTCGCCCACGGTCATCGACCCGGGCGCCCACTCGTCCAGTACGTACAGCCGGTCCTCACCGACGTGGCCGTCCCGCGTGTCGGGGCCGATGCCGAGCAGGTACCCGCGGGTCGCGTGCACGTCGCCGTAGTCCGCCGCGAGCACGAGCACCCGGTCCATGGCCGGGATGGCGTCGGGGTCGATGAGGTGGCGGTCCTGGTCCCAGCCGTCGTACACGGCGCCGGCGGCCTGGACCCACTCGCCCAGGATGAAGCGCCGGTACCAGAGCCCGACGTACTCGCGGGAGATCTGCGCGACGTACTCGGCGGCGAGGTGGATGTTGTCGACGAGCGTGAACCGGAAGACCTTGTACCCGAGCTGGGCCGCGCGGTCGATGACCTGCCGCTTGAACCAGTGCGCCGGCCCGTCGGGGTTCGTCGTCGCGAACAGGCGCGCCCCGGGCACGCTCATGCGGCCGAGGAGCTGCGTCCAGAACGCCTCCGCGACGAGGGTCGCCTCGTCGACGTACGCGCCCGCGACGGTCAGTCCACGGAGCACCATCTCGGCGCGCGCATCGGACGCGCCGAGGACGTGCACAGTGCGGCCGAGAATGACGCCCGTCGGCGCGCCGGCCGTGTACGAGACGAGGCCGGCGAAGCGGCCGAAGATCGCCCGGTCCTGCAACGGCGCGAACACGTTGCGCGCGACGGACTCCCGGGTCCGTCCGACGACGACGAGCGCGCCCGACGTCGGGGCCTTGCGCACGAACAGCAGCCAGGCCAGCAGGGACGCGATCGTCTTGCCGGACCGGATCGCGCCGACCCACACATTGACTCGCGCGGTGGCGGCCCAGATCGACCAGACTTGCCGGGCGGAGAACCCGGCCAGGACGGCGGCGGTCACGGTGGCGGTGAGGGCGGCCGTGGTGCTCACGCGTCCTCCATCGGCCCGATCGCCGCGGCGGCCGCGGCGATCGCCTGCTCGACCGCGTCAAGCGCGCCGACGGCCTCCGCGACCCCGGTGTCGGCGTCGTGAGCGGAGATCTTCAGCGACCGGTCGACGGCGATGCCTACGGCCTGCATGATCTTCAGCTTGTCCGCGTGCGGCGGCTCGTCGAGGGTGCGCTCCTCGTACGTGTTGTCCTTGCCGCCGAAGTTGAACACGACGGTGGGAGACCAGAGCTGGCCGCGCAGTCGTTCGGCGTCCTCGAGGAGCTCGTGCTCAAGCTTGGCCCGCCTGGACTTGGAGTCGATGACGACGGCGGCGGTCGCGGCGTAGGTCTGGGCGCGGTCGGACCGGATCCCGAGCTTGTGCGCCCGGGAGGCGACGGAGCCGGGGGTGCGGTCGAGCTCGCGGCCGACGGCACGCTGCGAGACGCCGGCGGCGAGTCTCTCTCTGAGGACGTCGTCCTCGTCGGATGTCCAGGGGCGGGGAGCAGGCATGCGTGCTCACCTGCCCTCGCGGTCTCACCGCGCCGGGCGGCATCTCACCAGGTCAGCTCGGGTCGGACTCCGCCATCCCCGTGCCGAGAGGCAGGAGCCGCCCGTGCTCGTAGCGACGCCAGTGCGCTCCCGAAGCATCGCGGAACTCAACGGCGTGGGTCCATTTGCGGCCAGGAGGCGGAACCTTCGTGTACTCGGCCCACTGAGCGCCCGGTTGGATGGCAGATCGCTCTCGGCCGGTGTGCGCGTACTCGGAATCTTCATCGAGTGCCACGACCTTGACATCGAGGATCGCCATCGATGAGTAGTTCTTCACGCTGGCCTGCAGTGCCGTCGGGGGCCCCAGCGGCTCCGCCGTGATCGGGTCCACGGGGCCGTGGAAGGGCACGAGCCAGAGGACCACCTGCCGAGCTTGTGCCTCGCGCTCGCGGCGGGCCTCGGTCATCTCAGCCCGACGTTGCGCCTTGCGCGCCTCGTCGCGATCCTCCTCTGCCGCCTTGCGGTCAGCGCGCTCTCGCGACGCGAGCCAGAGCGCGACGCCCGCGGCGAACGCGGACGCGAACGCGCCAACGATCTCCCAGCCGTCGTGGAACCAGGCCCAGAACCCTGTCATGGGCGGGAGCGTACCGGTGAGGTGGGTCCCTGCCGGGTCGGGCTCACCGCGCTCGAGTGTGAGGGGGCGCGGGCTCGTCGACGAGGCAGGGGGTATACGGCAGGACCGCCCGGGAGCGGTGTGCTCGACCGGGCGGTCCTGGTTCGGGGCGCGTTAGATCCCCGGAAGCGTTGCACCAGACTATAGCCGGAACCTATGGGCCCGTCACGCCGGGACCGCCGCCTCGACGCGGGCGGCCACCGCGCCCAGCTCGAACAGGGGGCGACCGCGCCCATCCGTCCCGACAGCGGCCAGGACCCCGCGGTGCACCCACGACCGCCACGTCGCCGGGTTCAGGGCCGGGTAGATGGCGCGCGCCTGCTCGGCGGTGACGAGCGCGTCGGGCCGCTCCGCCGGCAGGGCGCGCACGTGCCACCGCTCCGTGAGCGCGAGATGCGCGCGCGAGCCCCACGTCGTCCCGCACCCCGTGCAGCGGGCCACGTCGGACAGACCCTCCCACGTCGTCCAGTCCCGCACGATGGTGCCGCCGCAGTGCACGCACGGCGCGGCCTCGCGTTCGGGGGCGAGGCCGGCGAGGCGGCGCACGACGGCGCGCGTGCGCCGCAGCTCGTCGAGGTAGTCCGGCCACGCGGGGTGGTTCTGCGCCGCCCACAGGGTGTGCGTGCGCAGGTACGCGAGCGTGTCCCACGCGCCGTCGCCGTCGCCGCACCGCTCCACCCAGTCGTCGACCCACGCCTCGAGCAGGTCCAGCGCGCCGCCCTGCGTCCGGATGCTCGACGGGCCCGACACGGGGACGTCCTCGCGGTACGCGGCGTCGAGGCCGTGCGGGAGGCGGTTCGCGTTCGCGGCGGACGCCGTGCCGGTGAGGTCGTACCGGATCGCGCGCAGCCCGACGGCGACGCGGGCGACGTCGGACATCTCGGCGAGGTACGTGCCGATGTCGTCGAGCAGGCCGCGCGCGCGGACCAGGCAGCGTTCGCAGATCGCGAGCGCGGACTCGAGGGGGCGGGCGCAGTCGCGGCACCCGATCGCTGTCGCGCCGCAGCTTGTGCACGCGTAGCCGGCGTGGTCGTCGTTGGTCGGGGTCCAGTCGTGGGTGCAGGTGTCGGTGTGGGGCACGGTGGGCTCCTCGCGGTCGGGCTATCGCAGGTTCGGGTGGATCTGGTCTCGCGGGATCGCCGTCACCGCAGCGACCCACCCGCATCAAGGCGCCCGGACGCCGCGAGCCAGCCAGCCATGAACGCCTGGTGCTCACGTGCCCGCGCGCTCTCGTCAGCGCTGACGCCGTAGTCCTTCCGGAAGTCCGACCACGCGCACGCCATCTCGACCGGCTCGTCGCCCACACACACGGGCACGGCCACCGAAGCAAGCGCTTCCGCTTCCGGCTCGGTCGTTGTGCTCGTGTCGACGTCGAGAGGGACGGCGTTGGCCTGCGCGATCGCGAACGAGGACGGGAGCGTGGAGTACTCCGTCGTGCGCCAGATGTGCCCGCCGGAGCCCTGGGGGATGCCGACCTTGAGGGCGAGCACGACGCGTCCGTGCTTGGTGGTGCAGCGGACGGCGGCGCCGACGGGGAGGGCGTCGAGCTGGGTGGTGGTGAGGGTCATGCTGCGTGCTCCTGGTCGGTGGGCTGGCCGTAGCCGGCGGTGCGGGTGATGGTGAGGGCGTCGTCGAGGAGCATGCGGACGACGAGGTTGCGGTGGATGGGCACGGTGTCGGTGGGGACGTCGGCGACGAGGGCGACGAGCCAGCCGAGGCGCCACCAGGCCCACCACCTGTGGGCGTTGGGGGCGCCGACGCCGCGGCGCTGGGTGACGAGGAACGCGACGTCGGCGCCGGCGTGGGCGCGTTCGAGTTCGGTCTCGTTGAGCCAGCGTTCGATGTCGAGGTCGGAGGCGGCGCGGGCCTTCTCGCCGCCCTTGATCTCGAGGATGACGCCAGGGGCGAGGCCGATGTCGCCGCGGTCCTTGTTGCCGGTGAGGGTGAGGCGGTCGGCGTGGGGGAAGCCGCGGGTGCGTGCGGCGCGGACGACGGCGGTTTCGGCTGCGGTGCCGATGTTCTTGGGGCGGTTGACCATGCTGGGGGTCCTCTCAGAACGGGGCGACGTCGCCCGGGCGGGCGGGTCGGTGGGGTGCGGGCAGGGGTGCGTTGGCGAGGGGTGGTCGGTGGCAGGTGTGGGCGAGCACGACGACGACGTCGCCGGCAGGGCGCTTCGTGCCGACGGTGCGCACGCCGGGGATGTGCCGGGGGGTGAGCTCGTACCGGCCGGGTTCGCCCCACAGCTGGTAGGTGGGGGTGGCGAGGATGACGGCGGCGGCCTCGAGCTGGGGTGTGGCGGCGTAGGGGTCGACGACGGCGAGGCCGGCGATGCGGGGTGCGTCGTATCCGACGAGGACGAGGCGACCGCACGGGCAGGTGCGGGGGATCGCGCGGGTACCGACGAGGCGGGGGTCGTCCCCGGATCGGGTGGTGTAGGCCGTGAGCCATGGGGGCGTGGAAGGGTCGTGCGGGGTCGTGGTGGCGACGTCGTCGGGGAGGTCGAAGAGGACGGTCATGGGCGTCGCGCCGCTTCGATGAGGAGTGCAGCGACCTCGCGACGGCGCGCGTTCCGGCGGACCGAGGAGCTGGGCCAGCCGTGGGCGAGCGACGCGCGCAGGTAGTCGAACGCGGCTTCCATGAGCGCGTCGTCGGTATCGACGTTCGCGAAGCGCTCGATCCAGTGCGGGTCGCGTTCGTGACGGATGAGCTCTTCGACTGGTCGGATGCTCTCGCCTGCCCGCACGTGATGTGTTGATGCGGATTCTCCTGTCACACCTGTCACGGGGGCTCCTTTGGTCGAGTCGAATTCGTCTGTCACATGTGTCACGACCTGCGGCGACGCACGGCGGGTGGTGTCACGGCGGGGCGGTGACAGTTCCGCGCGGGCATGTGTCACGCGTGACAGGTGATGTGTCACGGGTTCTGACGTTCGGGGCCGGTGCGTCACTACCAGCCCTCGCGGTCGTCGAGGGCGCCCTGCTCGGTGACGGATGCGTCGTCGTCGGGTGACACATCGTGGAGGCGGATGCCGGCGTAGTAGCGGGCGGTGTTGGACCTCGTGGAGCGGACGCCGAACTTCGCGGCGAGCTGCTGCGTGAACGTCTTCGCGGTGACGGGCGTCTCGTCCTCGACGCGGCACCAGGTCTCGTATGCGGCGCGGACGGCGGCGACCTTGGCCTGCAGGTGCTGGGCGTTGACGTCCCCGGTCTCGCACCGGTCTTCGACGAACCGTGCGACGGTGTCGGTGTCGCGCTCGTACGCGTCGGTGGCGGCGAGGACGGACGCCGGGGTGTCGAGGCCGTGCGCGAAGTAGCCGGCGGCGCCGCGCACGAGCCACGCGAGGATCGCGGGGCCCTCTTCGTCGACGAGGCGGTCCTCGAGGTCGGGGACGCGCTGCTCCGGGGGGACGGTGTGCTCGAACCCGAGCATGCGGACGCGGCGCCAGAACGCGGGGCCGCCGGAGCGGACGGCGGGCTGGTGGTTCGCGAGGAGCCACAGCGAGTGGGTCGGGGTGAAGGAGAACCAGTCCTTGCCCATGAACCGGCCGCTGATCGTGTCCTTGCCGGTGAGCATCTTGACCTTGGCCTCGGCGAACGCCTGCCCGTCCTCGAGCTCCGAGGTGAACACGAGGCGGGCGCCGGCGAGGCGTGCGATCTCGGTGGGGTGCGCGGCGTTGCGGGTCGCGAGGAGCAGCTCGGCGGGGGCGTTGAGGGAGTACCCGTCGTCGCCGACGCCGACGATGCGCTGCACGGTCCCGGCGAGGGTCGTCTTGCCGTTCGCGCCGACGCCGTGCGCGAACGGGAGCAGCTGCTCGAGGATGACGCCGACGAGGGAGACGCCGAAGAGGCGCTGCACGTACGTCGTCATGGCGGGGTCGCCGGCGAACGTGTCGGCGAGGAACTTGTCCCACCTCGGGTGGGGGGCGTTCATGTCGGGGGCGACGGTGGTGGTGCGGGTGTGCAGGGCTGCGGGGTCGGGTGCGGTGAGGGTGCCGGTGCGGAGGTTGATGACGCCGGCGGGGGTGTTGAGCTCGTAGGGGCGGGCGTCGAGGTCGCGCAGGTGGGTGACGGTGCGGCGGTCGGAGCGGGCGAGGGCGACCATGGATTCGATGCCGCGCTTGGACAGGGAGGCGCGCTTGTGCCGGTCGGCCTGCTTGTCGTCGTCGGGCAGGTCGCGGGCGATCGATCGGGCGAGTTCGGTGACGTGCCCGGCGTCGTCCCAGCGCCAGCGTGCGCCGTCCCACGTGACCCAGGCGGAGCGCTGCGGGACGTACCGGACGGTGTCGTGGTGGGCGTCGACGAGGCGCAGGGCGTTGCCGTCGTCGGTCTCGGTGTAGCTGGTGGGTTCGACGACGTGCAGGTGGGGACGCGGCGTGGGCTGGGGCGCGGGGGCGAGGGCGGTGGCGCCGTCGGTGGGCGGGATGAGCCCGTGGAGGTCGCCGCCGGGGGGTGGGCCGTCGGGGAGGGCGCGTTCGCGGGGTGCGGTGGCGCGCTGCCCGAACCCGCGGTCGTGCAGGGCCTTGGCGGCGGCGGCGTGGTCCCCGCTGTGCTCGAGGACGGCGAGGGCGCCGAGCTTCGTGTACGGCACCTCCTGCTCGAACTCGGTGCTCGAGGTGAAGACGTAGAGGCGGTCGCGGTCGTCGGCGTGCCCGGTGGACGCGGAGAAGCCGTGCGTCTTGCCCGGGCGGGTCCACAGCCGCGTGCGCCCGCGCGTGGTGGCGAGCGTCCACCCGTGCGGGGTGAGGATCTCGGCCCAGTCGGTGCGGTTCTCGTAGTCGTCGCCGGGGGTGATGCCGGCGGTCGGGTCGTGCGGGGTGACGGGCGCGCTCGCCGTGGTCTCCGCCGCGGGATCCTGGGCGTCGAGGGTGCGCAGGAGGGCGTGGAACGCGTCGCGCTCGTCGCGGGTGAGCACCGGGGCGGTGGTGGGTCCGCCGACGAGCCGCACCCAGGGCTGCCCGCTGGGGTGGTGGGTGCCGGGGGTGGGGGAGACGACGACGTACCCGCCTTCGCCGCGGGTCTCGGCGAGCACCTGGACGCGCGCGCCGGGGGCCGCCTCGAGCTCCTCGGGGGTGGACGGGCGGCGCGCGAGCTTCGTGTTCCCCGGCACGGTGTCGTCGTCGGTGAGGCGGTAGTGCCAGTGGAACCCGCCGGAGGGGGAGCGTTCGACCCACCCGTTGCCGAGCCGGGCCCAGAGGTCGCCGAGGCCGGTGTCGTTCGCGAGCTGGGCGAGGTCGGGCAGGTGGTCGACGGCGCGGCCTTCGAGCTCGACGAGCTCGGCGCGCCCGGAGACGGCGCCCTGGACGACGGCGATCCCGTGGTGGAGGCCGCCGCCGAACCAGGTGCGCACCTGCGCCTCGTCCGCGCGCTGCGTGATGTAGGGCTTCCACATGACCGCCGGGGCCTTGGAGCCGTCGGGACGGATGGGGAGGACGGAGTAGCCGGCGGCGTGGAGCTCGAGCGCGGCGGCGAGGATCTCGGCGGTCACGCGGCGACCGCCCTTCGGGCCGCTACTGTTGCCACTCCGACCACGACAGACGGGAGTTCGAGATGTCCCTCGACGCACAGGCGGCGGCCCTGAGGAAGATGGACGCCGCGTTCGCTCGGCAGACCGCGCTCATCGATCAGATCGGCGTGGACGCAGGCCCAACGAACGAGGGCAACCTCGCGATCCTCCAGGAGCTGTTCGTTGCTCAGCAGGAGTTCCGGGCTGCGGCCGCCGAGTACCGGGCGGCCGGCGGGGAGTAGCTGCGTGCTCACGTGGTGGTGCTCCTGACGTCGTCGTGGTGGTGCTCGATGGGTTGGTCCCCGCGGCCCGACTCGAACGGGCCCGCCCAGAGAGGGCGTCGTGCGCCTGGCGCGCGCGGGGTGCCGCGTCAGGCGGCGTTGCGGAGCGCGCTGACGACCGCGGGGTCGAGGCCCGTCGCCGCGGCGACCTGCGCGTCATCGAGCCCGACGGCGAACAGCTGCCGTGCGAGGTCGGCGGGCTGCTGCTGCGTCGCCGGTGCGGCGTCCGGGGCCGGGGTGGGCGACGGCGCGGAGGCCGGCTGCGCCGCGGGAGCGGACGGCGGGGGCGTGACCGGGGCGGTGGGCTGCCCGCCGACCTCCGGCGCCATGAGCGCGGCGTTCCCGGCGGGCACGTACTTCGCCTGCCAGAACTTCCGGCTGCGCTTGTCGTCGGGGTCCTCGCGGTGCGTGAACGTCAGCTCGAGCGTGCCGCCGACCTCGAGCCCGGACGCCCCGGCGGCGCGGACGGCGTTGCGCACGTCGGCCTTGAGGTAGCGGCCCTCGATGTAGACGCGGCGGGTGCCGTCGTCGTCCTCGATGGACGGGTCGTGCAGGTCGGTCTGCACGTCGACGTAGACGGACATGATCGGGTCGCCGGACGGGTAGAACTTGAGGTCGCCGCCGCCCGGCTTGTCCTTGACGTAGTCGCGCTCCTGGTAGGCCTGCGGCGGGGCGACGATGCGGCCGCGGATGCTGTCGCCGGGGTTGGCGAACTTCGCGGACGGCGCACCGCCGCCGCCCATGAGGACGTCGTTGGCGCTGGGGGTCGTGGTCATCTTCTTCTCCGGGTGTGTCGTGCCGTGATGGCGTGGGTGGTTCAGGGGATGAGGCCGGCAAGGGTGTCCGCCGGGGGCCGGTGCCCGGGCTTCGTGAGCCCGTGCCCGTCGGGGTAGCGCGAGCAGTCCCAGCAGCCGGTGGCGCGGGGCAGCTTCGTGATCCACGCGTCCCGGGCCGCGGTCGAGATCGACTCCAGCGCGGCGAGGTTCGCGTGCAGGCGGTTGGCGCGGTCGAGGGCGTCGAGCGCGATCTGGCCGTCGTACGGCTCGGACCACAGGTGCCCGCGGTCGATGCCGTTCGCGTCGTTCCGCGGCAGGTACCAGATCGCGACCGTGCGCACCTCGTGCCCGGCGGCGACCCAGCCGCGCCCGTACAGGTGCGCCTGCACCCGGTACGTCTGCGAGGGGCCGTGCGTGCGGGCCTTGCGGAGCGTGGACTCGCCGACGACCTTCCAGTCGAAGGTCGCGCCGGCGGCGGTGTCGAACAGGTCCGTGGACCCGGTGATGTCGACGCCGCCGATCTGCCCGACGGTGACGCGGTGCTCGCACAGCCACCGGGTGCCCGTCGTGTGGAGGGCGTTGCGCGAGATCTCGTGGTCGGTGATGAGCCGCTCGAGCTCGGCGTGCACCGCTGTGCCGACGAACGGCAGCCACGCGACCCCGTCGTCCGTCTGGTCCCAGCCGGCGAGCTTCGCGGCGAGGCAGTGGTCGCAGGGGGTGCCGATCTCGGACGGCCCGATGCGCTTCTGCAGGGACCGGGGCGAGTGGGTGATGGCGTGCTCGATGACGCCGCGCAGCTGCCCGGCCGCGACGTCGAGCGGCGTGCCGTCGAACGCCTGCGTGCGGGGCGGGAGCGTGGAGTACTCGAACGCGGCCGGGTCGTGCGGGGCGGGCGCGATCGGGGCCGGGGCGGTCACGCGCTCGCCCGGTCTCGTGCGACGTCGGCGGCCTCGACGCGCATCCAGGCGGCGCTGTGCTTGACGCCGCTGGGCCACGTGGTCGGGAGGTCCTCGATGGCCGTGGCGATCCGCACTCGCTCTTCGGCGTCGTGCTTCGCGATCACCCGGTCGAACTCCTCCAGGATCTCGTCCGGGTCGTCGACGTCATGCCGGACGAGGAAGCGTCCGAACGCCTCGCGCCACCCGGCCAGGGTCGGGGTGAGCAGGGCCAGGGCATCGGCCTCGCCGGGGTCGTCGTGCTCGGCCGTGCGCTCGTCGCTCACGTGCGTCTCCTCGCGATCGGTGGGGGTGGGCATGGGGCCCGGGGCGCCGCCGGGCTCCGGGGCGTCCGGCTCGACGTCGCGCTCGTCGGGGTCGGCGTGCTCGGCCCGGGCCGCGGCGACGAGCGTCTGGAACGCGTGGGCGTGCTCGAGCTCGACGAGCGCCGTCACGACGCCTCCCGGAGCAGCGCGGGCACGTCTAGCAGGCCCAGCTGCGTCAGCAGGTCGCGCGCGTCGTCGACGCCGGACGCGCGCCCGCACACCTGCAGGGCCGCGCTGCGGCGGGTCGGGCCGTCGAGCGGGAGGAGCGCGAGGGACTCCGCGGTGCGCTGCGCCTGGTCCATGCCGGCGAGCACACCGTCGACCGGGAAGGTCGCGAGCGTCCCGTTCGCCCCGGCGCGCTGGTAGCACGTCCCGCACATCCCGCGGGCGCCCGCCTGCACCGCGCCGGCCGGCCGATCCGCGGGCGCGGTGCCGCGCGGGTAGGTGGCCTTCCCGCACGACCGGCACGACCCCGCCGTGACGGTGGGGGCGGCGGACCTCATGCGCGGGAGCGCGCTGAGCGTGCCCGCCTTCTTCCGCTGGAAGTAGCAGACCGTGCACAGCCCGCGGGCCATGTGGGTGCGCTTCCCGTCCGGCAGCACCTGCCCGGGGCGGCGCGGGACCATGCCGACCCCGCAGTCACCGCACGTCGTCGGCGTCATCGGATCGTGACCGTCGTCGACCCGGCCCGCGTGTACTGCTCGAGCACCGCGGGGGACAGGTGGTGCCGCACCGCCGTCGTGTCGAGCGCCGGCTTGTACAGCTCCGGGTGCTGGGCGACCGGGAACGCCTCGCCGAGCGCCTTCGCGTCCAGGCGCGACGGCGTGCTCACGATGACCTTGTGGTCGGCGAGGTCGGTCGTCCCGGCGTCGAGCTGGCGGGCGAGGACGGACCGGATCGTGGCGCGGCGCGCCTTGATGCGCTCCTCGTCCTCAGCGAGCTTCGTGTCCTCGAGCACGAGCTGCTCCAGCTGGACGACGTCGAGGTCGTCGGTGGGGTTGGTGCTCACTGGGGCCTCCGGTTGGAGTTGGTCTTGAGGCGGGTCACGAGGTCGTACCGGCCCGCGCGGGCGAGGGTGCGTTCGAGCGTGCGGGGCGTGTATCCGAGGCGGGTGGCGGCGTGGTCGAACCGCTCGCCGACGGTCGCGAGGAACTCGGCGTCCTCGACGACGTCGCAGACGCGGCGCTTGGTCGCGGCCATCAGGCGGCCCGCCTCGGGGTCGCGCGCAGTTCGGCCGCCGTCGTGCCGACCGGCGGGCGCGGCGCGCGCGGGGCGTGCTCGGCGCACAGGTGCGCGTTCATGTACCGGCGCGTCGGGGTGCGCCCGCACGGCGGCCACCCGTGGGTGCAGGGGCGGTCAGCCACGGCGCACCTCCTGCCGGTGGTGCTGCACCCACACGAACCGGGCCAGCAGGCCGGCCCCGGCGAGGATCAGCCCGGGCGCGAGGATCAGGTGGGCGCCGTCGAACGGGGACGCCTGCCACGCGACGAGGACGCCGGCGACCAGGAGGGCGACGACGGTGGCGAGCACGACGGCGACTCCCGCGGGGGCGGGCGCGCCGTCGGTGGGCTCGTGCTCGAGCTCCTCCTCGCACCCGTCGCAGAAGCCGCGCGAGGAGAGGTAGTCGACGGTGTCGCCGCACCGTTCGCAGACGCGCTCGTCGTGGCGGTCCTGCGCGAGCCCGAGCGAGTAGTCGCCCATCCCGCCGCGCATCACGACTCGCCCCCGAGGACCTCGGCCCGCACGGCGTGGGCGACGTGGCCGGAGTACGCGGACACCACCTCGATCCGGCCGAGCTCGTGCCCGCACGTGCACTTCCACCCGCTCGGCCGGTCGCGGCCGTCCGGGCCCACCTCGACCCCGACGACGTTGAACCCGAGGTGCCGGCGGAGCAGTCGACCGAGCGTGTCCGGGTCGTCGGGGTCGGTCAGGGCAGCCGTGAGCACGGCGAGCGCGTCGTCGTGCGCGGCCAGCTGGTCGTCCGGCTCGAGGTCGTCCAGGCGCGTCGCGACCCCGTCCAGGCGCGCGGCCTGCGCGCGCACGAGCGCGTCGGCACCACGGGTCACGGCGGCGGTCACTGGGCGACCTCCGTCCAAGCGTGCGCGGCGGCGACCGCGGCCTCGTAGTGGGAGTTGATGTCCTGGCCGAGCTCGACGGCGCGGACGTACGCGGCGAGCGCCCGGGCCGCGTGCTCGGCGGTGTGGGCGCGGTGCAGCCCGGCGGCGACGTCCGGCTGGACGACGGACATGAGCCCGGCCTGGGAGAAGCCGCGCCGGGCCTGCGGCGGCGGGGCGATCGCGGTCGCGCCGTTCTCCGCGAACACGATGTCCGGCACGGGGGCGACGGCGGGGCGGTGGGTCGGCGGGGTCGTCATCAGGCGATCGCCAGCTCGATCGCGTACCAGGCGTCGAGGTCGACGTAGTACTGGGCCAGGTCGACGACACCGGCGCGGTCGTAGTCCGCTAGACGCGGGCGACCGGTCGGGCGCGGCGTGACGACGGCCAGGTGCGGGTGGTGGATGGAGGTCTTCATGGGACACTGCTCCTGTCGTTGAAGGCGAAGGCCGGTACTCGTTGGCGCGGGGCTGGCCTTCGCTGTTGGTGGGGTCAGTACGACGGCTGCGCGTCGAGCCAGGCGTCGAGGTCCTTCGCGAGGACGAGCACGCGGCGCCCGACCTTCTTGGCCGGCAGGTCGCCACGGTTGATGGCCCGGCGCACGGTCTCGAACGAGAGCGACGTGAGCTCGGCGACCTCGCGACGGGAGTACGCGACCTGCTCCAGCCCGGCCGTCATCGCGCCGGGACACCGTTCAGGTCGGCGCGCATGATCGCGTACACGCGGTCGAAGAGGTTCCGGTCCCGGGCCGTGTACCCGTAGACCTGCTGGAAGGTGCCGTTGATCATCCGGTCGACCTTCTTCGGCTCGTGCCCGTGCTCGGCGACGTAGAGCGCCTTGAGCCGCTTGCCGAAGTTCCCGGCGTGCCGCGCGAGCGGGGCGCCGTGCACGCCGTGGTCGCGCAGGTACGACGTGACGTCGAGGGGGAGCGTCGTCGGGTCGAGCTCGGGCTCCTCGCCCATGGCCTGCGCGAGAACGAGCCGGGCCTTGGCCTCGAGGTAGTGGTCGTCGATGATGCCGCGCGCGGCGGCGACGACCTCCATCTGGGCCCGGGCTCGCAGGACGAGCGTGTCGATCTGGTCCTCGGTGGCGCGCGGGTTGATCGCGCCGCCCTTCGTCCAGTACGCCTCGATGACGTCGGCGACCTCGGACTGGTACGCGACGAGCAGGGGGCGGGCTGCCTCCTTGACGCGCCGCTCGTCGATCGTCGCGAGCAGCATGAGCGCCGTGCGGACGTCCGCAACGACGACCTGTCGCACCTGCTGGTCGCCGGGAAGCTGCACCTCCTTCAAGGAGGTGCAGGCCCAGGACTTCGCGGCAAGCTTCTTGCGCTGCGGCTCGAAGTCCAGGCCGAGCGCCTCGATGAAGGGCTTGAGCACGACGTGCGGCTTGCCGTCGACGTCGACCGCGAGCACCTCGGTGTCGCGGAACGGGATGTGGATCAGGTCGGTCATGGCATCCTGCTTCCTGTAGTGAGTTGCCCTCGCGTGGTGTCCTGCCCGGACCGCGGGGGCTTCTTGCTGTCTGGCGTCAGGCGATCGCCAGTTGCGCAGCGGGTGAGGCACCGCTTGTCACAGCGGGCATCGAGACATGCTCGCGAGCCTCGAAGAGGTCCTCCCACGGGACGTCGAGGCGGGCCGCGATCGCGAGGGCGAAGTCCTCCTCGATGTTGCGGAGCTTGCCGTTTTCGATCTGCCAGATCGCCGCCTGCGAGCGGCGCGTGAGGAACGCGAGGTCGCGCTGCGAGAAGTGGCGCTGCACACGCCAGCGCTTGATCTTCGCGGGGTCCCGGACGTGCATCCAGACCTCCTTGCGGGTGCGGGGTGGGCGCTTACGAGTCCTCATCATGCTCTCCAATCGTCGTGCTGACAAGTAGATGATCACCCACTATCCAGAGGTTGTCAACACGACAAGCGGCGTTTCAGTGCCAGGAACTGGCAAGATGTACCGCGACGCTTGTCACGCCTCGGCGTGTCGGCCCTTCCACCAGTGACGACGAGATCGGGAGCCTCGGCGGCGTGAACGAACCTCAGACGCTCCGTGACCTGGTCCAGCACGCCCTCGCGACCCGTGGGGGATCCGGCCGGAGCCTCGCTGCCGCAGCCGAGCGCGCCGGCCACAAGGTCACCCACACGACGGTCAACCAGCTCGCTGCCGGCACCTACCGCTTCAAGCCATCCGCCGAGACGATCCGAGCGATCGCGTGGCTCGCAGGCGTCCCCGAGGACGCCGCATTCGCGGCCGCCGGCGTCCCTGTGCCCGGACCGCCGTTCGCCGACGAGCTCCCACCTGGTGTGGACAATCTGTCCCCGCGCTCGCGCAGGGCCGCGATCGAGATCCTGCGGGCGCTGGTCGACGCCGAAGAGAGAGCCGCCGACGACCGGGCCGAAGTGGTCCCGACGGAGCCTTCGCGCTCGGGTCGCCGCCCGTCGGCCGATGACCTCGTAGACCAGCTCGACGACATGGACCACGTCGTCGAGGGAGAAGCCGCACCGTTGGCCCATCAGGGGAGGCCTCGTCGAACATGACCCTCGAGTACACGCCCGAGGGCCTGCTCACTCCTCGCATCCACCACGCCGACGACCTCGCTGAGCTCTACGAACCGCTCGTGCGCGACGCTCCCCACCGAGGCCAGCGCGAGATCATCTACCGCGGTATCGAGATCTTCCGCTCCACGATGGTCGATATCGCGGGCCCCGCGCCCTTGTGGGTCGGTGGAGCCTTCGCGCAGAAGGTTGCCGATGTCGAACCTCCACATGCCGAGCTCGTGTACCTGTGCGAGGACGCTGGGCAGGCGAAGGCGGCTCTGGGTGACGATCGGTTGTTCGGCCTCCTCACGCTCACAGGTGTGTCGATCTGGCGCCCGGTCGCGACGGGTCTGCAGCACATGCGCGGCGTGGGTGGCACGGTGCACGCTTACCTGGCCACGCCGCGACGGTTCGCGTACTGGCAGAAGATGCTCATGCAGACCAAGGATGCCGATGGGACCAGTGCCTACGGTGTAGAGCACGGGATTGTGGAGGTGGGCAAGTGACTTCGAGCCATGACGCCTTCGCAGAACTGCGCGCGCTGAGGGATCACGCATTGGCCATTTCGTCGGGTGACGATTCGGTCGACGAATACGAACGCCGGGCAATCGAAACTTCGTTCGATATTGCAACGGGTGCGGATGATCTTGTTGCGCCCGACTTGTTGCGCGTCGAACTGTTGCAGACTCGACCTTCCGCAAGTGCTTTTGCCGCAGTGTCTGAACAGATGCACCGGGCCGCTGCGCGTCTTGCGAAATGGCAGGCTGACCCATCTACGGCGGGCGGGCCGATCCGTGAGATTGATCTAGAGCGTGCAGAGCTAATTCAAGAGGCGCAGGTGGGGAACGTCGTGTTCTTCCGTGTGCCACGCGCCCAGGACGCTCCACGCGACTTCGTTGAGGGCGATGTGCCCACCGCCGCGCGATCGGCCGTGCGTGAGCTCGTCGAGACCCTTCCGCGGGCTGCGGACGACGATCGATCCGTCGATGGGATCCTCGCGGCGCCCCTTCCGGTCCGCATGGCTGTCAGTGAGATCAGCCAGGCAGCCGCGAAGACTGGGGGGCTCTCCCTGGTCCTTGACGCTGCAGGAACTGGCGACCTTTCATCGGTCCTAAGTAAGGATCGCGCCGATGCACTAGTGGAGGAGCTCGCGAAGCCAGTTGAAGAAACCGGACGTCGTACCTTCGAAGGTGAGATGGACGGTCTTCGTGGTACGCGACACGTCTTTTATCTTGTCGAGCGAGATGGCCGTGAGCGATCTGGATATGTGAGCGACGAGTTGCTCCCGCATGTCATTGCGAACCTTCAGCAGCACGTGCGGATTGACGTGGCAACGAAGCGCACGAGTACGGTCGGGGGCCGAAAGGGCAAGGAGCGGTATACGCTGATCGCGGTGCATCCCGTGCTCGATCTCGACGCCTGAGTGTTGTGTTGAGTGTGCAGAGTTGACAGTCACCCTGCGGTGAGGCCGAGCCGGGTCGCGACGTCTTCCATAGCGCGCCGCGCGAGCGCGCCCGAGACGTGCTGGTAGCCGCGGGTCGTCACGATCGACGAGTGCCCCATGATCGCCGTGATCACGTGCTCGGACACGCCGGCTTCCAGTAGCAGGGTCGCGGTCGTGTGCCGGGCCTCGTGCAGCAGGTACCGACGCCCGCGCCCGTCCTCGTCGACGCATGCGACGCGCGCAGAGTCCAGCAGCTCGTACCAGGCGGCCCGGTCGACGTCGTCGGAGACCGGGCCGCCGTCCGTCGTGGGCCACACCAGGTCGAACGGGGACGTCGGCGCGACCTCGCGCCACGCTGTCAGCGCGGCGGCCATCCACGGCACGAGCGGGATCACGCGCCGACCCGTCGCCGACTTCGGGCGCACCAGGTGCATGGCCCCTACGAGCCGTCGTGCCTCGTACCCGCGCGGCACCCGGAACGTCCCCGCGGCCCGGTCTGCGTAAGGCAGCGCCTGCAGCTGCCACGACACGTCGAGCGTGCCAGCCTGAAGGTCCACGCACGACCACGTAAGCCCGAGGCACTCGCCCTGCCGCATCCCCTGCAGCAGCGCCGCGACCCACCGCGACGCATCGGGCCGGGACGACGCGACCTTGAGCACGGCGACCGCGTCGTCGTACGTCAGCGCATCCCGGTCGTGCACGGCCTTCGCCGGGGCCGGGACCAGGAGCACGCGCTCGGGGACGCGGTGTCCCTCGAGCATGGCCGCGCGCAGAGCTCGCATGAGCACGCCCTGCGCGTATCGCGCCGTCGTGGACGACCGCCCGGCCGCCTCGACCGCCGCGGTCACGCGGCGGACGTCGGCCGGGGTCAGCTGGTCCAGGCGGCGCTTCCCGATCGCGGGGATCACCCACCGCGTCATCGAGGACCGATCGGTCGCGTACGTCTTCGGCCGGACGCGCTTCTCGTGCTCGGTGAGCCAGGTCTGCGCCCACGCGTTGACCGTCGTGCCGGCGCGCACCGACTGGTCGGGCACGCCGTCGCGCTCGATCTCGCGCCGCTTCGCGTCCAGGCGCCGCTTCGCCTCCGTCTCCGTCGTCGCGGACACCGTGATCCGGCGGGGCGCACCGGTCTCCGTGTGGCCGGCGACGAGCGACCCGATCCACCGCCCGTCGGACGCGCGCTGGTACAGCGACCCGGACCCGTACTGGCGACGCTTCGCCTTGCTCATGAACGCTGACTGTAGCGAAGTCATGTAGCAATCTGGCGACCCGTCGAGACCCGTTCTGACCAGCGCGAGAGGCCCGACTGCACGTCATGACCCGTTGGGTGCAAGTCCTGGGACCGACTACGGATCAGAAGGTTGGGGGTTCGAATCCCTTCGGGCGCACATCATGACGAACGGCCTCACCCGCACGGGTGGGGCCGTTCGTCGTTTCTCTCGGCCCGGTGCGCGGCGGGTGTCGGGCGCTGCGCCCGTAGACTGCGCCGGTGCGACGTTCCGACCGTGACGTGCGGGTGTGCTTCGTGGGTGACTCGTTCGTCGCGGGGGTGGGGGACGACTCGGCGCTGGGCTGGGTCG